TAGTTTCTAAAGAAGACTTAACAAAAATTACAGAAAATATAGATCAAAAAATATATCAAGGAGTTGATGGAGATTTATTAGATGGTCCACCATGTCTAGCAGATATATCTAAAGTATCTAGTAAAGAAGGTTTTGATGGTAAAGATAGATTTATGTACAATTATCACGTCTTTGCTAAAATGAAATACCCTGATGGTTGGGAACAAAAAGTTAAGAATGCTCCAGTTAAATTCTTTGAAGAACGACATGCAAATGCGTGGGACGATAAAATATTAAGTGCAAAATTAAAATCTTGGAAGAGATCAGACAAAGGATATACCTGTACACAAAGTCCGTTAGCTGATTTTTGTAAAAAAGGTATCTGCGTCAAGAAAAGATTTGGAGTGTTGGCCGGATCAAAAGGGTCGTATCCAATACTGACTAACTTAAGAAAGATAGAAATTTTTGAAGAACCAGAATACGAATTTGATGTTACTAAACCAGATGGTATTGCAACAGCAACAGTGCATTGTAAATCAATTGAACATTTAAATGATCAACGTAAACGTAGAAATGCAATAGCAAAAGCTGCAGGATTTTTACCACCACTTATTAAAGGTGAAGAAGAACAAACAGTAATGGATGAACTATATAAAACACAGAAAGCTGTGCAACCACCTATAGGTACATCTCCTAAAGAAAAACTACATGATGTATTACATGCAAAAATTAATGGTCCTAAAGCATCTACAGATGCAGCATTTAAAAGTGGTTCAGTATTAATAGAAGGTGACTATGCATTTTTTAAATTTGAAAAATTTTTTGATAGATTAAGAGCTAAAGATTGGAAATATAAAGAAGAAAAAACAGGACGTATAATGGAGACTACATACAGGGAGTGTGAGATACAATTCTTGGACCAGAAAAGATTTCCATCTAAAGAGTCTGGTAAATATAATTCTTCTACTAAGAATGTAATACAAATAAACATAAAATCATTTGAAGAAGTACCAATATACCATACCAAAATAAAACATAAGACGGAGATAATGTGATTAGTAGAAAAATATACGGGCCTCCGGGAACAGGGAAAACAACTAAACTTATTAATTACGTTAAAACATTTTATAAATTGGGAACACCTTTAGATAAAATTGGGTATTTTGCATTTACAACTAAAGCAGCTAATGAAGCTATTGATAGAATGTTAGATGCATACAAACCTTTACAAAGAAAAGATTTAAAACATTTTAGGACACTACATTCTCTTGCTTTTAACAGACTGGGTATGAAAAAAGCACAGGTTATGCAGGATGAACATTACGAAGATATAGGTAGAAAACTAGGGATTGAAGTGACAGTTTATTCAAATGGACAAGAAAATACAGGATTTGTAGATTCTAATAGTGAGTATTTTAATTTAATAAATGCAGCTAGAATTAAAGAAATTTCTATTGAAGACGAATACAATACAGGAATGTATTCTTATGACTTAGAAAAAAATTTATTACATATCTTAGAAGCAGAGTTAAACAATTATAAAGATTCTTTTAAGCTGTATGATTTTACAGATATGATAGAAAAATTTAATGTGGCAGAAATGTGTCCAAAATATGATGTAGTTTTTGTTGATGAAGCCCAAGATTTATCACCAATTCAATGGAAAATGGTGGATATTCTACGTAAAAATTCTAAATATGTTATACTAGCTGGCGATGATGATCAAGCTATTTATGGTTGGGCTGGTGCAGATGTACTAACATTTATATCTACTCAAGCTAAAAAAGACATTATTTTGCCACAATCTCACAGAGTTCCTAGGAGTGTACAAAACATAGCAGATAAAATTTTAGATAGAATTCCACTTAACAGAAGGGTTAAAAAAAATTGGAAAGCTAGGAATCAAGAAGGAAAAGTTAATTACATTACAACGATTGATGATGCACCTTTATATAAAGGCAATTGGTTGGTGTTAGCTAGAACAAACGATAGATTAGAAAAATTAAAATCTTTTTTAAAAGATATGGGAATTTATTTTCAATTTAAAGGACGTAAAAGTTTTACAGCTTCCTTGTTTAGAAGCATTCTAAACTACACAAGATGGCAAAATAAAGGAGATAAATTATCTTTAAGTGAATTAAAAGATATTTTTGAATGCACTCAATCTTACCACACTTTAACAGAAGAACGGCTTTATGATTTAAAAGAATTTGGATTTAGTAATACACAAAGATGGTATGAAGTGTTTAAAACAAATCCAGATGAGTGTTTGTACATTAGAGAAATGTTAAGACAAGAAGAAGATTTACATAAAGATGCGAGAGTACAATTATCTACAATTCATTCTGCAAAAGGGGGACAGGCCGATAATGTTTTATTAATTTTAGATAATACAAAAACAATTAGAGAGGCAACAGAAAAAAGCGATGATAAACACGATGAAGAACATAGGGTTTGGTATGTGGGTGTAACACGTACAAAACAAAATTTATATATAATGACAGCTAAAAGGGAGGATAGAGGATATGACATCGAAAGTTTGGGATAAACAAATTGGAGGATCACATTACTCCAAATTTAAAATTCAACCCAGTAAATTTGTAGTAGATAACGAGTTGCTCTTTCCAGAAGGATGTGCTATAAAATACATCTGTCGTCATCGACTGAAAGGAAAGAAGCAAGATTTGGAAAAAGCTATTCATTTTATCGAAATGATTATTGAAAGGGATTACAATGAAAATTCCTAAATTTGAAGCACAGACAGAATGGGTAAAACCTACAGAGTTTCCAGACTTAAGACAAGTAGATGAAATAGCAATAGACTTAGAAACAAAAGATCCTGATTTAATAAAGAAAGGGTCTGGTTCCGTTATTGGTAATGGTGATGTAATTGGTATTGCCGTTGCAACTAAACATTACAAAGGATATTTTCCTATTGGTCACGAAGGTGGTGGTAATATGGACCGACAAAGAGTTTTGGGTTGGCTTAAAGATATATTAGAATCTACCTCAACAAAAATTTTTCACAATGCAATGTATGATGTCTGTTGGCTACGTGCATTAGGATTTAAAATAAATGGCGACATTGTATGTACAATGATTGCTGCAGCAATTACTGATGAGAACAGGTTTCGTTATGATCTTAATAGTTTATCATGGCATTACCTAGGCTATGGTAAGAATGAAGCTGCACTAGCAGAAGCTGCAGAAGAATGGGGTATTGATCCTAAAGCAGAAATGTACAAACTACCAGCTATGCATGTTGGATCTTATGCAGAAAGAGATGCTGAAGTTACATTTGGTCTATGGCAAGAAATGAAGAAAGAGATTATTAGTCAGGATTTAGAGGACATATTTGACTTAGAGACAGAATTGTTTCCATGTTTAGTTGACATGAGATTTAAAGGTGTGCGCGTTGACGTAGACAAAGCACATAAAATGAAAACAGAATTTAAAAAAGCAGAACAAGAATTATTAAATAAAATAAAAGGAGAAACAAATATTGATACACAGATATGGGCAGCAAGAAGTATTGCTAATGTATTTGATATGTTGAGATTAGAGTATCCACGTACAGAAAAAACAGAAGCACCATCATTCACTAAAAATTTTTTACAAGAACACAAACATCCTGTTGTTAATATGATTGCTAAAGCAAGAGAGATTAACAAAGCTCACACAACTTTTATAGATTCTATTCTTAGATACGAGCACAAGGGTAGAATACATGCTGAGATAAACCAACTCAGATCACAAACCGGGGGCACCGTTACAGGAAGATTTAGTTATCAAAATCCAAACCTTCAACAGATTCCTGCAAGGAATAAAGATCTTGGACCAAAGATTAGATCATTATTTATTCCCGAAGAAAATTGTAAGTGGGGAGTTTTTGATTACTCACAACAAGAACCAAGATTAGTAGTACATTATGCATCACTATATAAATTACCATCAGTCTATGATGTTATAGATGCATACAACACAGACTCAAGCGCAGATTTCCATCAAACAGTAGCAGACATGGCTCAGATACCACGTTCACAAGCAAAAACAATTAACCTTGGACTATTCTATGGAATGGGTAAGGCTAAACTTCAAGCAGAATTAGGTGTTACTAAAGAAAAAGCTGCAGAATTATTTAACACCTATCACCAAAGAGTACCATTTGTTAAACAATTGATGGAGAAAGCTTCTAACAGAGCACAGGACAGAGGACAAATCCGTACGTTGCTAGGACGACTATGTAGGTTTCACCTGTGGGAACCAAATCAATTTGGTATGCATAAGGCATTGCCTCACGAAGAAGCACTCAGGGAACATGGACCAGGGATTAGAAGAGCTTACACTTACAAATCTTTAAATAAATTAATT